GTATATCGTGAACAGTATTGCTTTCAAAATCAGTTCCAATAACATTATTATTAGATCCGCCCATCAACAACCCTGTAGCACAAAATTCAACTGCGCCGCCAATAATGGTGCAATAAATTGCGTTACCGAAATAAAACCCTGCTGTATCACACATTTGAACAACAGGGTTTATAAATGTTAATGTAGTAGCAAACGAACCTGTCATATCTACATAAACGCCGTACTCAGAATGAAAGCTCATGCGGTAAAATGAATTAGTTAGCCCGCCATTAAATGAATGTCTAAAACTATCTATTGTGCCTGTGATACCGCCGTCTAAATAAAGCCCTGCAATAGTGGCATCAAATGTATGTACATTTCGAATAATACTTTCATTGCAATCACGCAAAACAATACAATGCGTACAATTAACATTACCTTTTACAGTAAAGTTTTCAAATTGATAGTCATACGGTTGAGGTGTTCCATACGCGCTTCCTATACCAAGCCCATTTGAGCTAACCATTAAAGCAACGCCCGTACCTCTAAACCATAATAAGCTAGTAATTCCTTGGCCAATTAAAGTTAAATTTTGTTGTGTAAAAACAAGTGGGTTTGTATAGGCAAAAACGCCTTCAGATAAAATATATACGCCGCCTTGTTGAAACGTAACATTTGTATCCCACCCAACATAAGGGTCAGAAGGTGTGCCTGAACCAGTAGCATAATCAACCAAATATATTGGGTCTGCTTTTATTAATGAATGACTTACTTTTGTTAATGTCATAATTTTTTTCCTTGTAACACTTTAATTTGTTCTGCTTGGGTATCTAATCTTGCAGTTAGATTGGTGATGAGTGCTTGTTGCTCTTGGATGGCTTTTACAAGTAAAGGAACAGCATACCCAAAATCCATAACCCAAGGGTTAATGGTGCCGTCTTCATTTACATCCGCCAAAGGTTTATTTACCAACCAAGGAATAATTGGTTGTGCTTCTTGGGCAATTAAACCCATCCAAACGCCACGACTATTGCGATTGTTTTCGCATTGGTCACTTGGGTCATTCCATGTATGGTCAACAACACGAAGTTGGTTTATCAAATCTAACCCATTTCGAGCTGTGTCAACAATATTTTCTTTTAGTCTTTCATCTGAAACAGCAGTAATTGCTGCGTTACCAATGTAAGTTGTAACAGTCCCTGGACCTTGTGATGTTTGTGATATACACCCTGCGGCAGAGCCTGCGCCTAAATAAAGACCGTTATTTCCTGAAACAGTCCCAGCCGCATAGAAATAGGACGCTGTTTTACTATACCCTGTAACACTTAGATTTGAACTAGCATCTAGTGTCATTGCTTGGGTGAAGCTCAATGCTGCATTTGCAGACCCTGATGGGGCGTTGTGCCAAGAATGAACATTGCCGCTAATATAGTATTGTCCAGCAGGGTTTGTTGTTGCGTAAAAAAATCCTCCGTTGTAATACATATTGCAAGTTAAACGAGAATCAGCAGCGCCATAACTCCAGAATCCATTTCCTTTAGCAGCTACTTCAATAGCTTTCCCATTACTCCAAGCACTAGGAGTTATACCGATACCAATATTTCCACTTGCATCTTTAATCAAATCACCATTACCCACATTTAATGTGTCAGTAGAGGCATTGCCTAAGATAGTGTTACCTGTGGTTGTTAAATCTGCCGCGCCAACGGTACCTGTAAATGTAGGCGAAGCCGACATAGCAAATGTAGTGCCTGTACCTGTTTGGCTTGCTATGCTAGTAGCATTACCTACTGATGTGATTGGGCCTGTTAAGTTAGTTACATACGTGCCTGCAGGTTGTTTATTGTTAAATGTCGTCCAGTCCGCAGCGCTCAATGCACCTCGATTAGTCGCAGATGCCGTTGGCACGTTCAATGTGATGACAGGCGTTGTGGTGCCGTTAGCAACGGTTGAGCTTAAGTCAGTGCCTGATGTGCCAAGTGTTAAGGCCGCAACGCTTGTGACTGTACCGCCTGAACCTGTAGCAGACAGTGTACCGGCAGCAAAAGATACGCCGGTGCCTATAGTTACATTGCTAAACCCGCCTGATCCGTTACCATAAAGAATTGATGTGCCTGATGTGGCAGGCGCGTAATCCGTACCGCTTGTTGCGGTAGATACAACGCCTGACGTAAGTTTAGCTAAACCACTTAATGATGTAGCTAGTGTAGTCGTGCCAGTTACATCCAATCCACCTGACATAGTGACTTTTTCAGCCGCATTTGTTGTGACAATTTTTAAAATGCCAGCTTTGCCTGTAGTATCTATGCTTAACGCAGATGATTCATTATCCGGTACGGCCCATGTTTGCGTAACCGCAGAGTAGATGTTACCGCTTGCCATAAACAACGAGTAGTTAGACGCGCCACCTGTAGCTTGTGAATACAGACCAATGTTTTGACCGCCAGAGTGAGTGTTTGTAGAGTATCCACGAACGCCGATAGCTGCGGCTGTGTCTGCTGTATTGCCTACATGACCATCACCTACTACGCCAATACCTCTTGTAGCACCTGCTGTAGCGCCTGTGCCGTATACCCCAACGCCCCATTGCCCAGCGCCAACCACATCGGTAGCTACGCCTTCACCTGCAACGCCTATGTTGTAGATATGTGCGCTGCCTGTGTTAGCTTGGCTAAATACAGCTTGAGCGTTAGGAAAATCAGTAAAGTTAGCGTTAGACCCTACTAATTCTTTATCTGTAGCTAAGATACCCGCATCAGATATTGTGGCTACAGAGTTTTGTATTAGCTTGCCCGTGGTTGTGTCAAACCGTGCAATAGCGTTATCCGTAGCGCTTGCAGGGCCTACGACATCGCCTGTACCGCCAGTAGCGCTAATGGTAATAGCGCCAGCGCCGTTAGTAATTGAAATGCCTGTGCCAGCGGTTAGCGTAGATTTAGCTAATGTATTGCCAGTAGAGTTACCGATAAGTAGCTGACCGTCTGTGTAACTTGTTTGGCCTGTGCCGCCTGCTGATACTGGAACGACTTTCCAGCCAATGACTTGTACGTTACCGCTGCTGTCCTTGTAGAACAGCTTGCCATCAAAGATATTAATGGCTAATTCAGAGCCGCCTGAGCTATTCAATAGGTCAGCAGCCGCAGGTGTATTACCTGTAGTTGAGCTAGAATAAATCTGAATTGGTGTAAAACCTGTTTGAGCCATTAAAACACTCCCCCTGAAATACCTACATACTTAGTTGCAGTTGCTGTCGTAAACGTACCTAAAGCTGGCGTTGTTGCACCGATTGTCGTACTATTAATTGTACTGCTTGTAATGGCGCCGTTTGTATATCCAATGCCATCAAGTATACCCGAAATAACTTGACTTGCGTCAATTGCTATGGGTATATCTAGTATTGCAGATATACCGCCAAATTCATCAACAGTAATCTGCGGTACTACAGATGCTGATCCGTATACCCCTGGCGTAACAACGCCGGTAGATGAATACGCAATCGTATACAGATTGTTAAAAAATCTAAACCATTCGTTCGACACAATGCCTGTCTGTGGATCGACAATCGTAACCCTAGGTGCCGGAATACGGGTAAAGTTAAGCATTAGTTCCGCTGATAATTAACTCAGCGCCCATAATTGCAATTTTAACTGGGTCTGTCCCTGATACCTCGTACACGCGGTCACGTAGTTTTAATGTCATGCCAAGACGACGCCAAATAGTACGATAGCCATACTCGCCTATCGCCCCCATAGATTTCCAATGCTCATTAGACCAAGTATGACCGCCATCGTCAGACCAGCGTAACATGGCTTGAGGGTCATTGCCTTGCCCTACAACAAGCCCCACGCCTGATTCGGCTTCTAATTGTAAGCTATGTTGAGCGGTACGTTTTAAGTTGTTCTGACCACTAGGCAACGCTCTCCATGAACGTAACCATTTTTGTGTAGCGTTATCGTCGGCATACACGTCTAAATCAAACTTATAGATATTGCCATTTTCATAATCGCCAACAAGTGTTGTAGATTGGAAGTTACATTGACAATTTGAACGATGACGTGTGAATTCTCCGTTAGTCAAGTAGGCACGTTCATGCCACGCACCAGTAGCGACATCGTACACCCATGTGGCGTTGCCAGTAGGGAACGATATAACGTAGAACGCATGACCTTCTTGTTGGTATGTGTAAGCCACAGCGTCTGATATGTCGGTGTAACCTTGGATAGCGTATTCGATAGCGTGTGTTGACACGCGTTGTGATGCGTAGCCGTTAGACCTGAAAATAATACCGAAGCCCCGTGGGTCGTTGCCTAACCAAAACAATGAGTTATCTAGCTTTGCTACAGAATAAGGTGCGATACAGCCTGTCTCGTTAAACGCACCTTGAATAGGTATCAATGGGAAGTCGGTAGCACCGGAGTCATACCAAACCTCTGTCGTGTCAGTACCGAATACCCATAGCTCACGGTGAATAGAATTAACGGCTACAACGCCGTCAGGTGAACCCTCAGCACTAGCAAAGTCTAGCGGATCAACGGATGTGCCGTCTAAAAGCTGTGTAATCCATATCTTTTGGCTGTCAGGCTCATTGTATACAAAGTATCCGTCTAGGTAGGTGACAGTGCCTGCGCCAGTAAAGTCAGGGTCTGTAATCTTAGCAAATTGATTCGTCACTTCATTGTAGATGTAACCGTTAGGGTTGGCTGCAATAAAGATTTGTATGCCGTTATCGGCAAACGTGACAGGCCCAGTGCCATCTACTTCACCGATATACTCGTAAGTGTAGTCGGTGTTGATGCGGTAAAAGCCTGTGCCTGATACGCAATACGCATCGGTGCCATTGGTTTGGTGCGCCCATAGCCCACGGATAGGGCCTGTGCCTATGGTGACTAGCTTGGTTAAGCCAGGCGCACGATTAAGGTAGCCTATCTCAAGACCGTTCTCAGGCGTTTGCTCAGGAAACAAGTTAACCATGCGGTTGTCCGCAGCGTTAATTGAACGAGCTACATAAGACTGACCTAAGATTGGCGATTTCATTAATAGTTACCGGCAAAAATGTTGAAGCGTTGACGTGTAGCCACAATGCTGTAAGGCATAGACATAATGTCGTCAGGATTGTTGATGCGTTTCAAGTCACGTTTAGATGTCATCGCAATGCGTGACACAGTAGGTGATGGCTCTACGCCAAACTCAGGTGCTATCTCGCAAGCTAA